CATTACTTCAAGATTCCTGAAGAAATGTTGGCTGATATTTCTTGGTTGACAGGTGAGATTTCTGCTGTTGGTGTAGAAGAACTGTTGGCTGTGGAAGACGATTTGTTGCTTAATCAAGCTGCTGCTGCTGGTAAGTTTGCCGGTTTAACTACCGTAACAAACAGTACAGCATACGCTTCCCCTGCATCTTTAGCCCTGTTAGTGCCTACGCCTAACAACTATGATGTATTGGTTGCTGCATGGACTCAGTTGAGGAATGCTAAGGTGGGTGCTACGCACATCCTTTGCCATCCTTCTGATTATGCTGCTATGATTCTTTCTAAGGCAACTACTGGTGAGTATGTATTCGGTGCGCCAAACATGAGCATCCCTAACGTATTCGGTATTCCATTAGTTCCTCATACTGCTATCACTTCAGACAAGTTCCTGATGGGTGATTTCAGTAAGGCAAGAATTGGACAGCGTGATAACGTTTCTGTTCGTTTCTACGACCAAAACGAGGACGATGCAATTAAGAACATGGTTACAGTAGTAATCGAAGAGCGTTTGACCGTTGTTACGGGACGTGCTGATTACCTGGTATATGGTGACTTTAGTGATGCAAGAACTGCATTGACTAAACCATAATAGTAAAACGGTTTTAGGCGGGGTTCGATTCCCCGCTTACTACATAAAATTGAATTATGAAGATTGCTAAGGTAAATTTCGGATATGGTACGTACACTTTCCTAAAGGGTCAACAAGTACCTAAAGAGGTATTTGAGAAGTACCCTCATTTGGTGGAAGATGGAGAAAGTGTAGTGGAGAATAAAAAGGATGAATTTATTCATGAAGGGACTGCTTTAATATCAACAGAAAAGAAAAAGCGTAAATAATGATTATTCTAAGTTCAACAAGTGATTTATTAAGAGTGACTACATCGGCAGCGATAACTGTTGATGTTCATGCTACCTATGTTGACTTAAACGGGTCTACTGTTACTCCTGGAAGAACTAATACGGCTATAAGTACAGCTACCACTACAACAGTAGTTGATTCACCGGCTTCATCTACATATAGGACTGTAAAAACGCTTTATATAAGAAATAGGCATGCGACTACTTCAGTTGATATTACGGTATTACATACAGACGGGACTACATCTGTTGAGTTAGGGAAATTTACACTTCTGGCAGGTTTTATGTTAAGCTATGACGAGAACAAAGGATTTGCAACATTTAATGTTTATGGTGCTGTACAAATGGCTGAACTAACAGGGTCGATACCTGCGGCTGTTAATAGTACAAATCTTGTTGTATTATCTGCTGATGTTACTAATAATAATGCTGTTGCCAATAGTATAGCCGATGTTACCGGATTATCATTTTCAATGACTTCTGGACAGACGTATTATTTCAGATTTAATATATGGTACACAGCAGCCGCTACTACTACAGGTTCAAGGTGGAGTGTAAGTAGTGCTGCTGCAATTACAAGGTTAGCATATAGGTCTCGGTATTCATTAACAAGTACGTCAGAGACTATTAATAGCGGATTGATTGCATTTGATTTACCGGCTGCATCAAATGCCTCATCTACGGCTACCACTTCAGGAGGTAATAGGGCTGTTATTGAGGGATTTATTACACCGGCTGCTGATGGTACGTTGACAGCTCGTTTTGCTAGTGAAGTAGCTAGTAGTGCTATTATAGCTAAGGCGGGTTCACTTTTAGAATGGTATAGGGTATTATGATTGGATTTTTTGACATATTGGTTGTTAGTGCTGCATGGTTTGACCCTACAAGTCAGGCTGTGGGGTGGTTTGACGAGCAGTTTGTTGAAAATGCAAGTGAGTCAGGTAGTGTATCAGCAACAGGTAATGAGGCATTAACAACCTCAGCAACGATTTCGGCAAATGGGGGAATGGCTGCTAATGGTTCGGAGGTATTAACTACAACGTCTGTATTATCTGCAACAGCAAGTATTTCGGCTAATGGTAGCGAAGTATTAACAATCGAAGGAACGTTATCGGCTAATGTATTAATAGAGGCCAATGGAAGCGAAGCCCTTACAACAACAGCGACTATATCGAGTTTGGTTTCGATAAGTGCAAATGGCAGTGAAGCGTTGACAAGTACGGGAACGATGGTAAGTATATCCCCGATTTCTGCTAATGGTTCAATGAGTCTATCAGGAACAGGGACGTTGGAAGCTGGTGCAACATACGCAGAAATGGAAGCACTTGGTAATATGTTCGTAACGGCTGAAGGTAGTTTGTTTGCGAACGCTGCTATAAGTGCTGTAGGTTATGCAGAGTTACAAGGGACAGCAAGAAAAAGGGTAGGTGCTAAGGCAATCGGTTTTAAACTTAAATACTGGATAAAATGAGTTTTGGTAACACATTCGAGAATGATTTAATGAAGTTGATATTCAACGCTACCGCTATTGCAAATATAGCTGATAACGCTGCCACTTCACCGTTCACTAATCTATACGCTGCATTACATACGGCTGACCCTGGCGAAGCGGGAGATCAATCCACTTCAGAGGCAACCTATACAGGTTATGCAAGGGTAGCGATACTTAGGACAAGCGGAGGATGGACAGTTACGACTAATCAGGCGGTAAACGCTTCGACAATAACATTTGGGGCTTGTACTGCGGGAAGTAATACGGTTACTTATGTTAGTATCGGTACGGCTTCAAGTGGAGCAGGTAAAATATTATGCAGGGCGGCTTTGACAAGTTCATTAGCTATTAGTGCAGGTATTACGCCTTTATTCAATGCAAGTTCATTAACCTTCAGTCTTGACTAATGTTTGACGTAAAAATTATAACAGAGGTTGCTACAGAGTTGCTTTCGGTTGCAGACCTAAAGGAACACATGAGAATTACGTTTACGGACGATGATACTTATTTGGCATCCCTTATAAAGTCAGCACGAAAGGCAATAGAAAAATATTGCGTTATCTCTTTAGGCACTCAGGAAGTAGAGATTGTTTACGATGGTGTGGCATGGGAGGAATTGGAATTGCCTTATGCTCCGGTTGTAGCTATCAACCTAGCCGAATATAAAGCCGATTACGGTACTTATAGTGCAATGGTGGCTACTGATGAGTACGATGTAGACGGTGGATTATTTAAGACGTTTACGCCTTTCACATCAAACAGGTTTAGGATTAATTACAATGCTGGTTATACCGTTTTATCGGAAGATTTAAAAATGTACTGGCTCAGGTTGTGTACATTCTATTATGAGAACAGGGGTGACATGGGTAAGATACCGGATGATTTGAAAAGGGATTTAAACACTCATAAAAGGTTAGCGTGGCTGTAGGTAATATGAACATAAAAGGGGCTTTGCAGAATAATGTAGGTGTCAGTAAAAAAGACAACTATCAGGAAGTCCTTGTGTGTTGGGGTGAATTAAAGAAAGGTGGAGGGTCACGGGGTAACGAGGTAAACGAGACTGTTTTGAATAGCGCATGGACATGGACTGTAAGGTTTAGTGAAGATTTAGAGACTAACATCAATAAAAGTTCAAGGTGGGTTATTCAAAACAGGTTTTTTACCATAACGAGTTACGAGATAGTAGACCAAAAGCGATTTTATTACAAGTTCAATCTAACTGAAAGGGAGTAATGGCTAAAGCGTTCACATTTGAATTACAGGGATATGATAAGTTGGTAAACGAACTATCCAAGAAGTCAAGTGAACTGGCTGTGAGGGTTGATGCTGAAATACAAGATTCAGCCGAAGCGATAAGAGGAAAGGCAGTAAGACGATCGGTTGCAAATTTCGGTGGTGGTAGTGGGTTGCGGAGCGGCATAGGAGTAGAGAAAACAGGAAAGTTAAGTTGGACGGTATATAGTAGTAAAGACTATTCAGCCTATGTGGAATTTGGTACAGGTGCTTATGTTAACGTTCCTGTTGGACTCGAAAATTATGCCATACAGTTTAAAGGCAAAGGTATTAAACAGGTTAATCTTCCAGCTCGTCCGTTCTTCTTTAACAGTTACGAGGAAGAAAGAAAGAAGCTAATTGAGACACTTAAAAAGGTATTAGGGACTTTATGATAGACGTACAGAAAAAAATAAGGGATGCTTTCTTTGACTCACTAGATGGGCAATTGACCTATGACGGGTCGCCTGTTCCTATAGTTGATGAGAAGTTAGAAGATTCTGAAAACAGTACCATGTACGTTATTATG